GCTGCTGATGTCGTTCCTTATCCGATTGATTGGGATGACCGTGAGAGATTTCATTTATTTGCAGGGTTCGTATTAGGAACTGCTAAACAAATGGGAATTGATTTACGCTGGGGTGGAGACTGGAATATAAATTGGTTTGTTGATGATAATAAGTTTGACGACTTTCCACATTTTGAGTTAATGGATGCCATTTAAGAAGACTAAGAAAGGTAAATATAAGACTCCATCTGGGAAAACTTATAGCAAGAAACAAATGAAAACATATTATGCTAAGAAGAGGAAGAGGAAATAATGGCTGGATTAACAGCAAAAACTCCATCTGCAACTTATAAAGATTTATTAAAGATAGAGAACTCTAATTCTGGAGTTGACGATACTCTAAGACAAATAGAGTCTGGGAGTGGTGTTGGTTCTGCTCTGTACATTGAAAAGAACTCTGTAAAGATAACGCCAACTACTGATGATACTGCACTTTTAGATGTAAAAAATAAAAGTGGTACAACAAAGTTCAAGATTGACAGCACTAATAATGCAGTATCTGCTTTAGGGCATAATGTTAATACACAATATGCTTATTTTGGTGCTAATTATGTTGATTTTTCAACCTTAGCAGCCAATACTCATTACGCAGTTCCTTTTACAATGGGTGGTATATCAAGTACAAATGATGTTGATTTTGGGACAGGAACAGACCCTGATGACACTTTTACGACAGCAGATACTAATACTCAATACGCATCACAACTAGTTCCTGCGTTATGGAGAGTTCCTGATAATATCACAATAGATTCTGTTACTCATATAGAGGGAGCAGATGATGCAACAGGTGATACTACTCGTATGCACCTAAAAAGTTTTACATTTACATCAGGGGCTACCGCCTGTATTACAGCAGGGGCATTACTTGCTCATAATTCTGATGTGACAAATGCAGGAAATGAACAGCCATATCTATCTACTTGGACAGTAGATTCTGCTAATGTAGATGCAGGTAAGGTGATACTGTGTTTCTTTAGAAGCGACTCTGTTAATTCAGATTTCTCAATTAATGTTACAGTTAAGTATCATTTAAGGTAAAAGAGATTGTTAAAATGACTATTACAATATTATATTCAAACGATAAAATTTTAGGAGATTAGCTATGGCATATACACCACCACCGGGTTCAGGAACATCAGGAGGAGGAAATGGAAACGGAAACGGAACAGTAGTTAAGGAAAGAGTTAAATCTATTGGCTATTCAGCCACAGTAAATAAATTATTACTAGATGTAGAAGCAGATACAACAGAAGGTTCTGTTAAAGAGGGGACTATTGGTGACCTTAGAATAAAAAATACAGGTAATCATCCTGCATTTGCAATATTGGCTTATAGGTTATGGACTACCGCAACTGCTATGAGTGGGACTACCTATCATGTAAATTGCCTATTAAAGCCCGGAGAAGAAATGTATGTCCCAGATACTCCAGTTGTTATTGCTGACGAAACAATTGAACAGCTTGCAGGGACTGCTGTAACTAGTTCAGCCCCTTCTGTTACTGCAAACTTTGCCTATTCAGATAGTGGAACAACTATTGATGATGCAACATTTGAGGATGCTGATACTTCGATAACAGTAGATGATGGAGATTTCTTCAGGGTAAATGACCTAATTCAGCTTGGTATCAATAATGTCACAGTTACAAAAATAGAGATATGTCGAATTACTGCTATCTCAACTAATTTATTAACTTTAGAAAGGGCTTTATTTGGGACTACTGCTAACGATAAGGATGCACAAACAAATGCTACATCAGGTGTAGTTGACAATGCGAAGGTTTACTTTCCATTTTTTAATGCCTACCACGACCACGATAAATACACAGTAGTACAAACTGATTCAAATGGGAAGTTTAAGGCTACAAATTTCTTTGGAGAGGGTAGGGCAGCAACTCACCTTCAGGGATTAACCCCCGGAAGTGTTGCCATTAAATTTTATAATTCTGGTTATCAGGAACTTGGATTATCTGGAATCACATCAGGAACAGATAGTGCATTGACAGCGAGTGGCTCTTATTGGTTCAAAATTGCGATAGATGGAGGGACAGCAGAAGCAATTAATTTTACTGTTGACAGTTCCAATACAAATTTTGGAGGAACTAATGGAATCATAAGTAAAATGCAGGCTGCAATGGATGATAAATATAAAAATACAGCCTCAAATACTTTTGAACAGAAGTCAACTGTTGGGATTGTGAATGGTGATATTAGATTTACATCAGGCACTCATCTTTCAACATCTGCAATAGCACTGACAGCAGGGACAGATGGGGCAAGTGCATCATATAATATATTCGCCCAACAGAACGGTAGATTCCCTGCACTTGCAAATATAAAAAGTGCGGTAGCAGCTAAATTGCCAGACGATACTCTCTATGATAGAGTCACCTATGCTTCATCCCCAAACGAAGGTGCTTTTCTGTTTGATGATGGTTACGGTAGGCTTTGGGGAGTAGGTACTGGTACTGTCAACTATGAAACTGGAGCAATTGATATGACAGGATGTCCAGTCAATGCAGAATTTGTATATAGCTGTCTTCACACATCAGCATTTTCAGGAAAACAAAATGCTACTGATTCTGCCAAGATGAATAGTTTAAAGGCTATCTATGGCAATATGCCAAATCAGAAAGGTGTTGGGCAATTAACCGTGACGAGAATGTAATGGCTACTCAAGCAACATATTGCACAGAAAGAGATTTAAAGGATATATTCCCAGAAGTAGATTCCTATGATACCAAGACACCTGTTTATGGATGGGTGGTTGTTTCAGGGTCAAAATACGCTGCTCATAATAGTGGATTAGTAACTCAACTGTTTGTAAATGGAGAGTCCCTAGGCAGTGCACAATCTGCTCATACTGATTTGAATGTTGAGGGAGAATGGTTTTATAATTCTACTGATGATGTGCTTTATTATTATTCTGCTAGTAATCCAAATGATAAACTAATGGAATCAGGAGAGCTTTTCTCTACATTGAAAACAAGATACATGAAAAATGCTTCTGAATTTTTGGATTCCAGATTAGATGGAACTTTACCAAGAGAAAGATTTAAAGACCAAGACGGCAATTATGATTATATTATAGTTAGAACTTCAGCTTTAATTTCGGCTGTTTTCCTTATTAGGTCACATGACCCGACCTCAGAAGTAGCTTCCGCCTTATGGGATGAAGCCGCTGAGAATATAGATAAAATTAACAAGGGTGAGACCAAGCTGTCTTGGCAAATTACACAAAGCGATTCTCAAGGAACAGTTAGAGAAGTATCGGTTAGTGGTGCTCTTAGGATTGTAGATACCAGAGGTCATTATGTTGGAGTATATGACAGAATTAAGGTTAAAGTGATTACTGGTGGTGCAATAGGAACTTCTACTTATAGTGTCTGGACTTCAGGTAGTGATAAGCTGGGTATACACGAAGGGTCACAGGTAGTTACTGCTAAAACGATTAATGGAGATTACCAGTCATTAGCAGGTGGTTTACAAATCAGATTTGCTGGAGATAAGACTGACACGGCTACTGCTGATGATGAGTGGGAGATAGAAGTTAGCGGTAAATATGAAGCGGTTGATAATGCCAGACCTAAAACTATTAAGATGACAAGAAGGGGTACGCCCCAAGCCTTTAGATGGCAATAACATTTGAAAATGTATTTAAGGATAAAATCCTTGATACCATCAGGACATTCCTAAATACAGAATTTGCTGGAACTATCTCTGTTTATACAGGGAACTTTAAAAATATGGGGAATCAGTCTATAAGACTCACTCCCGTAGGTAATGACTTAACTCAAACACTAGTCCCCGGAGAAATCAGGGATTATATTGTTGATGTTGGTTACTATTTCAAAGAAAAGGCTTTGAAAAGAGATGTTTGGGAACATATATTAAGGATGGTTTCACGAATAGAAAATTTATTCGATGACAATCGAAGCAACACCTACTTTAATGGTCGTTTAGCCAATATGCGAATAAACGAAAAAACGGCAGAAGAGGAAGAGATAGAGGGGCTAAATGTAGTAAGGTGGGAATTTAGAGGTATGTACCTCAGTAATGTGTCTTAAAGAAAATAGGAGTAGGACATGAAAATCAAAATGAAAGACCAATCGGTCTCACTTCCTAACGCATGGAAACAATGCGGATTATCAAAAGCAAATTGGGATAAACTTCAAAGTGGAGAAACAGTGGAAGCCTCCTCCTGTCCTGATTATATAAAAATTTTAATAGAAGATTTAAGTGAGAAATCTAAAAAGGAGAGTAAATAATGGCAACAGCAGCACACACATTTTCACCTAAAGAGTTTAAATGCTTCGTTATATCTGATGCAACTAACGCAGGAACAACGGGAATACACGCATCAAATATGCTACAATTAGATGTTGATTCAATATCATTCCCATCACTTAATGTTACACAGGCATTAGATGTTAGAAGTGGGGTTGGACATACTTTAAAGGATGAAGATTTTTTTAGCGATAATAAAATGAGAGTAGTTGAGTTAGGTTTATCAGGCACATTACATGATGATGCAGGGCATAGGTTGCTATTGGCTAACATTTGTGGTGCTGCACAGGCAGATGACACAGACCAAACGATTGCCGCTGGGCATAAGATAATATCTCAATTATATGGTGCGGCAGTAACAAATAATGCATCATCTTTGACTGTGGTATTACAACCATCAGATGTATCTAATCAAACAGGTTTAGAGCTTTTCGGCTGTGTGGTTACTAATTTCGCAATTTCGGCTGATGCTGGAACAGAGGGTGGAAGATATAAATGGTCTGCCACTCTACAAACAGGAAAAACACCTGACTTGGCTTCTACTGCTGCCGCTGGAAGCACTGTGTATGCAAATACTACTGGTACGACTTTAGGTTCTGCATCAGTAACAAAGATTTTTAATAAGGACGCAGTGTTAAATAGTTTTACTACAACAATTGATTATCCTGCTGTATTTACAGGTATATCATCAACAGGATATCAAGCTGTGGCAAGGGGTGCAGAATGTTCGGTAACTCACGATTGTCAAGTTAAATACGATTCGGAAACCAAAGGTTTAGTAAGTTCATTTGATACACAAACTGCTGCAATGGCAGAAAATATATTTATTATTGCGAATAATGGGAAATTTGGTGTAGATACAGCCAATGGTGTCTTGACTAATGTAGCGTATTCAGAAGGTGATATAATGATGCTTGATGTTTCGATTAAAGCAGTAGATGATGGTACTGATGCACTACTTATAGTTGATTTAAGTGATTAATTAGAGGACTAAATGGAAACTAAAAAAGTAAAACTTGAGAGTGGAGTTGAGGTAAAAATGCAGGAAATGTCAGTTGATGATATTGATTACTGCAATGATATTCCTGAGATTAAATTCGATGAGAATAATGTAGCTACCACTATCAAGTACATGGCAAAAGCCAGAACAGCTTGGTTAAGAAAAGGTGTTGTGGATTGTGATGATAGTATGCTTAAATCTCTTAGTGATGAAGATAAGGCTGAGTTAATGTTAGCGGTACAGGAATTTCAGAAGTTGGGGGAAGGGAAGCCCTCAAGTTAGAGTTAAATTTTTTAATAGGGTCTCACTGCGAGGGCTGTAACTACCATGAATATCCCTATGAAGCACAGCTTCCCATAAAGATTGACGGGAAATATGAGAAAAGAAAGTTTGTTTCAGATGAAGATGTTTGGAGTGTAGTTGACCTTTTAGTAGAAGAAACAAGGAATATGAATGAAGAAAAAGGCAAGAGCTTTGATGTTGCTAAATCAATTATGGCTCAATTGCCTTTTTTTAGTTGTAAAAATATGGTATTAGATGAGAAATCACAGAAAGATATTGCTAAGTATATATACTGTAATGACTTTAATGTCCAGCCCTATAAGGGCAGCTATGGCGAACAGCCTAAAATATGGATTGAGAAATCTTTTATTATCAAAAAATTAATGAATAACCAAACCCCAAAAGAAAATGGCTGAAGCAGGAAAAGTAACTATAAGATTTGAAGCGAAAGGTGATGAAGTCCTTATTCGTACTATCGAAAAACTGGATGCTGCAACTAAGGCTTTAATAAATACCCAACAAAAAGCTGTAGGAAACGCTAAGAAAGACACATCTGAAAATGCAAATCATAGAAAAGCGATTGAAAACCTAAGAATTAAAGTTAAAGCCCTTGGTGGTGAGTGGAGTAAACACGCTCAAATCCAAAAACTTGTTAAAGAAGCAAGTAAGGGTAATAGGATTGCAATGGAACAGTTACGCATAGTAACTGGCAATTACAGAAGGGAATTGAAGAAAACTGGGGAAATGGGCTTACTTGGTGTTCGCAATAATCGCATTCTTGGTGGTTCTTTTGCTGTATTGAGGTCTAAAATATTGATTGGGAGCTTTGCAGTAGGTCTTTATGCAAAAAGTATAGGTGCTCTTGCTAGACTGCTTGGCGAACAAGAAAAAGCAGAAAAGAAACTATCAACAGCCCTTGGAAAAACATCAAAGAGTTTATTAGCTTATGCCTCTGCACAACAGAAACTTACAATGTTTGGGGATGAGCAGATTATTAATGAGATGTCTCAGATTGCTGCTTTTACAAATAATGAAAAGGCTATTGCAAAATTAACAACTGCTGCATTAGACCTTTCTGCTGCCAAGGGGATTGATTTAGCAAGTGCAACAGATTTACTTACCAAGAGTGTTTTTAGTAGTACAAATGCACTCTCAAGATACGGTATTACGGCAGAGGGGGCAGTTGGACATACTAAGAGACTTGAGAGTGTTACAGGAAATATTGCAGCTTTATATGGGGGACAAGCAAGGGAACAGGCAGAGACTTTCATAGGCTCAATTACGCAACTTGGAAATTCAATGGGAGATTTGGGTGAAAGAATCGGAAGTACATTTTCCCCGGCTCTCCATGCTGCCACAAAACTAATGGTAAGTTTTACAGACTCCCTTGATGATGAAAAAATTAAGTCTTATGGAACAGCATTAATTACTGTTACTGGTTTATACGGGTTATATACAATATGGGCTAAAAGAGCAGCTATAGCTACCTTAAGTTTTGGGAAGGCATTAAAATTGACAGGTGTAGGACTTGCGATAGCTGGACTTGGATTTGCAATAGATAAATTAGGAGTGTTTGGTGATGAAACTGCTAATTTAGAAAAGGAACTTGAGGGATTAGAAGGAGAGCTTGGAAAGTTAAATTCTAAGGCAGGTACTACATTGGCTCTTCAGCAGAAACTAGCAATGTCAGCGATTGTTTATGCAAATGCTACTGAACAGGTAGCCGCCTTAGAAGCCAAGAGAAGAATAATTGCAGAAAAGATGAATCAAGTACGAGAAAAACATGGAGTTAATGAGGCTAATTTTGCTCGTATTATGAAAGAAAATATAGAGTTTGCGATAGAATATAATAAGATTATGACAGAAAGAGTTGATTTAGAAAGAGAAATTGGACTAGCAGAGTTCAGTCAAAGACTGCAAACAGCCTCTATAGCATATGGTGCTCTTTCCGAGACTGCACAAATGTATTGGAGTAATCAACAGGCTGGTTGGGATAGGGAAATGCAAAACCTAAAAAATGATGAGGGTTTTAAAAGAAAATCTAAAAAAAGACAAGAAAAAGATATTAAAGACTTACAAGACAAACAGAGAGGGGCAAAAGAAACAGCATGGAAACAGCAGAAAGCACTCAGAATGGGTCAAGTTGTTATTGATACTGCTGCTGCTGTAATGAATGTTTGGTCATCAGTACCTTTATTTGACTACGGAATTAGTGCAGGATTGTTATCAAAATTCGTTATGGGGATGGGAGCTTTTCAGTTAGGGATGGTAGCTAATCAACAAATGCCAGCCTTTGCAAAAGGTGGAGATTTTATAGCTGATAGACCGCAACCAATCTTAGTAGGAGAAGCAGGAAGAGAGAGAGTTACTATTACTCCTGTAGATAGACCTGACAGCATGGCATTAGGTTCTATGGGTGGTGTTAATATAAACTTCTCTGGTAATGTTCTAAGTCAAGATTTTATTGAAGATGAAGCCATCCCCATGATTAAGGAAGCCATCAGGAGAGGTGCTGACATAGGTGTAGCCTAATGGCTTTTATTGATGATATCCAATCCAGAGATACTGCTCTATTTCCAATTGTAGAGATAAGAATACCACAGCTTAACGATATTCCAGTTCCTATGGCGGAATTAATCCAAGATATGGATGACTGGTATGATTCAGGCTTTTATCCTTCTACAGATTGGTCTGGTTTTGAGGTAGGTCAGTATATTAAAATAGATAATGAGATTATGAAGATATGGCTTATTGTGGGGGGTTATACTATTCGTGTACATAGGGGTTTGTTTAATACTGATATTGTGAGTCATTTAATAGGGGCTATTGTATATAGGTTAGGCTGGATTAATATTTCGACAAAAGATTTTACCTTAGATAATACACATTATAATCCATTACTGTTATCCACACCTTCAATAAAAGAATCCATTGATTTAGAGAATCGTAAATATAAAATATCAAATGTATCTTTAAAAATAAGCAATGTTGAATATAATGGAGAACGATTTTCAGATTCTCAAATTACACTTAATACTGAAGTGCTGATTCATTGGGTAAGTCCATCCTGTACTTATTTAGGTGAATGTTATTTAGCATATAAAGGTACAGTTAGAGCTATCACCCATGATGAAAAGACTTGTAGTATTACTCTTGAAGATATAAGCCAATCTACTTTACATAGAGATGTGCCAGTTGCTTTATTAGGTACTGAAGTGTCTATCCCTGATAAATATAAGAATAAACCGATTCCTATGGTTTATGGGGAGGTTGATAAAAGTCCCTGTGTTGTTCAGGCGTTAATTGGAGACAATGAAGAAGGGAGTAGTTTCGATGTATTGGCAGATTCCGATGATAGTATAACTTACTTAGATGGGAATATTCTTAATGATAATGAAAATCCTGCAAGCCTTTGGATATTTGAAGAAGAATCGTGGCTTAATATTCCACAACATAGATTAACAAATTTCGATTATTATGACGATTGGGTTGATGAGGGTGGAGTGTCTCATGAGGGATTGGGCATAACTAACGATTTTCAATATGAAATAATTTCAAATACCATACAGATTAAAACAGTTAATAGGGATAACTTGCCTGCTTTTGATATGATACAAGTTATTTATATTCCAGAATTGTCCTGTAAGAGAGTTTTTAGTGCATTTGATACAGACCCGGTAGTAGTAACGGATAGGGAAAATATTTATGATAATGACTCAGGTACTTACGCTTATGGGGAAGGAACTATCGGAATTGAAGTCATCGTTGTACCAAATGTTGGTACTATTATAACAGAGCGACCTTTTATTATAGAAAGCATATTAAGTATCCCCTCTAAATCGTCTTCTCCTATTAAGGTAGCTCCTATGTTAAAATTTAGTATTGAGTCATTTGAAAATAATGCGAATTTAATTGAGGCAAAGATAGGATTTGATATAGACCTTTTTTACCAACAATCAGGGGGAGTGAGTAGCAATACTGATGGGAACATTGTTTCATTTATTGAGACATCTATTGGGAGTGGTATAGAGCTTAAAGAACATAATATCCCTTTCGCAGACCCTATCTTAATTCTTGAGCAATATGAGGATTTGAGAGATATTCCACCATTGAAATTTAAGATTGGATATAATCATGACCTATTCCCAAACTTTGGACTTATGCAAATGAACACTAATATTTATGAAGTATCGGTGGCTTTGATTTTTGATATAGAAAAATTAAATAGTAGAAATTTTTATGCCAATGTTCAGGGAAGGACTTCTCTATAATGCCACTTATTTCAAATCCAGCAGATGTTATTAAACATATAATCCACAAAGAAGTCCAGCATGATTCTGATGAGATTGCAGTGGACGATAGTGATGGGGCAGATAACAACGATGATATTGCATTAGCATTTACTGTACACGATAAACAGATTAACTCAAAGAAACTCATTGAGAATATTGCCAGTAACAGTAGATTAATTCCATATATAAAAGATAATACTTTAATCCTTAAAGGAATTATGGCAGCCCCAAGCCCAGAACTTACTACAACTACACTTCCAGATGGTACAGTCGGTGATGTTGAGATGTATATAGAATCATCAGATATTATTTCATACACAAATAAGAGAACTGCCCCAGAAAAGGTATATACAAAGGTAGTTGTGAATTATCATTATGATTATGCTTTAAAAGATTTTACTAAAAATACATTGAATAATAGTGAAGTCTATGATACAATTACTGAATATTTTATCTGTTTTCCACAACACTATACTGTGGACGATGATGGATTTATAGATGAAATTTTTGGCTATGATATTACTAATCTTGGACTAAAAGCCGAACAGGAATTGCTATTTGATGCACATTATATAAGAGATGAAGACTCAGCAGAAGCATTACAGGAATTTCTCTTACTTTGGCATTGTAACCAACATAATGTATTAAAACTTAGATTGCCATTAAAATATATTCAATTAAAGATTGGTGACTATATTGGATTTGATAAGTTAATAAATGGTGTAAAGTTATTTGGAGAGGACTATTCTATAAGTGGATGGATAGGGGGAAATACATTCAGAAATGGTCAACAAATATTACCTGTATGGATGATAACTTCTACAAATAAAACACTTACACATATAGATGTAGAAATGATACAAATGCACAATTGCTCTGATACTGTGATTGATGCTCTTAACTACCCACCTTCTATAGAGAGTGCTGTCCTTGAATTAATACATCCCGTGGCACAAGGCAATGTCGTTTCCCATAAAATAATCTTGAGTGAGAGTGATACTTGGTTTCAAATTAAATTAACTAACAATGCTACAGACCCGAATGATGATGTATTATCCTATCGATTCCAACACGCATCTGTCCCCGTCCAGTATGACATAGGAATAAAAGACCAACTTGTCGAAGACGGTGATTCACAAGATTTATGGGATGATTTGGAAATAGATAACGGGATGGAAAACGATATTGAATATTCTGAAAATAATATCACCTTAGAGCTTGGAGATAGTCCTAATGGGGGGGGGCATGGAGAATGGCTTACTAATTGGCTTGCTGATGCGTATGGTGGAGAATATCTTGAATTTCCCCATGACGACCCAGTAAGTGCTTTTTTGAAAACAGTTGTAACTGATGGCGTATTTTCTACTCATAAGAGGTTTCCTACATTTAGGGTTTATAAAGATTTTATTCCCGATATTGAAGTAACAGTTCAAATATCTTATGTTCCGGGGTGGAATCTAATTGGGTTGCCTTGTGAGGTAGAAGACCCATACTTTCTAACATTATTCCCAGAGGCTGTTTCAGGTACATTGTATGGTTTTGACGACACATACGCTCAAGAAGCAACCCTTGAAATTGGAACGGGATACTATCTATACTTCAATAATGCAGGGAGTGTAACTATATCGGGGACTATTGTAGAGCCATATGGGGCTGGAACTGGTGAATATGGAATCGAATTAACTCAACGCTGGAATCTTATTTCTGGGTTACATTATCCTATTGATGTGGCGGATATAGTAGACCCGGAGGGAATTATAGTTCCCAACTCTATTTATGGGTTTATTAATGGAGAATATACCAATGTCGATGTATTAGAGGTTGGACAGGCATATTGGATAAGAGCCTCTCAAGATGGAACTATAGGTCTTCGGGTTTATCCCTAATGGTTTATTGGATTTAAGAAATGCCTCGTGAGATAATAACAGTACCGCCATTACCAGACGGAACTCCAAGTGGGATATCTTTTGAGATGCCCAAAAAGAGAAAAAGACCTATATATAATTATAGAAGGAGGGCAATCCCGACAAAGGACATTACTCCTGAGAGTACAGGGATAATAGCAAATGAGATAATAAAGAGAAACCTAACTCCACATCAGAGAAAACGAAATGATTATTATAATACAGGAAGATTAGATATAAACACACTTGCAAAAGTTATCCACCATAATCACTCTCAAGAAGTGCATGATAGCATAATGAACAGCCATACTGATATATCTTATGTTAATTTGTACTATGGCAATAGAGAAGTTAGGGTTGAATCCAATGGGAGTATAATGGCTATAGTTCTATATTGTAGGAACATTCCAAGACTAGTCTCTTCTCCCAAAGGATGGAAATCTGTTGTTGGGAATAATAAAATTGTCCTTTATACTGAGGGTGATAATTTAATCTCAGGTGATATTAGTTTATTTCATTACAAAACTTCACTCAGAGTATTCAAAGCAGATATTATTGGGGCTGAAGAAAAATTGTATTCTGCGAAGATAAATATTGAAGGTGTAGATTATTGGGAATATCTCAAAGGAAATTGGGAAACTATGGATGCAGTTCATTGGGAAAATTATAAGGCTACTTTCTAATGGCGAATCAAAATATAGGTACACCGAGGTTTTATATTTCTTGGGGTGATTATTGGCATACTCTCGGGGCAACTATAAACCCAAGACATACCATTAGAACACATGAGGTTTCAGATTATTTTATTGCGGAAGGTAATTATGGTATTTTTTATAGAGAGATTCCCCCTCACCCCACACATTCTATTGGGATTAACTGGTTAGCTGTATTAAATCAAAGAATTGAGGGGTATGGTTTTGAAGAGAGATTCAGATTTAGATTCAAACAGCAACATATTATTCCTGACGGGGGAGGTGGATACCTATTTAATGCATCTGAAAACATCCCAACAAGTCTAGCATCCTATACCGACCTAATAAATATACAAGAATCAACATACTCCCCAACCTCAGGACTAGATGGATTCTCATTGGTTACATGGGGTGGTTTTACTCGTAATTTTTATCAAGAAGCATTAGAAGAGGATTTGAACCCAAAAGACGATATGATTGCTCAAATATATTTAGGATTGGTAACACCATCGGAGACACCTGTAAATGAGGACACTCTTGCAGGGACTATTGGCTCAATGTGTTTTGGGAGGTATTACGATATGCCACATTCTCCTGAGTTATCTCTTACTATAGCACACGAATATGAGGGGATAAAGAAACAAGAGACTTCTGGAGGTTCTACATTAGGTTATGTTAATTATCATAAACCCCCAGATTGGGGAGATAATTTACAGGCTTGGCAGTTAGATGGATGGGACAGGAAATATTCTGGCAGAAGAGTGTGGAACTTATCATTTAACTATTTATCAGATTCTGATATAGAACCATATCATTATCACATTGATAGTAGTAGTGGTCACAGTAGTTGGAAAGACAATTGGTTTACAAATGTTCTTCATTATACTAATGGAGGTCAACTCCCATTTATCTTTTGTCCAGACCCAAGTATTGGCTATGAATCAGCCACTTGGACTGTCCCTGAGTTTGCAATATGCAGGTTTGACATGAAAACATTTAAGAGAGAACAGGTTGCAAATGGGGTTTATAATATAAAAGTTAAAATCAAGGAATCTTGGTAATGGCATATCAGAATGTTTCCACTCCGAGGTTCTATGTTGACCATTTACAATATATTAGGGCTATTGGAAAAGGCTTTCCAGTTACAGAAGATGAAGACATATTCAATTTAAACCCCTCCTCATTTTTAGCAAATAAGTCTGCTAATCCCACTGCCACTAACTACTGGGACTTTGGAGTATTTCCTTCAACAACTGATGGTGGAGTTGAAGCCAGTGGAATCCCAAATGTTAATTATGGTGCATTGAATTATATCGCTATTCTTGGGCATAATTTAGAGACTTGTATGGATGGCTACCTTAATGTTGCTTTCAGGGACAATGTAGATTATGATAGCTCCCATGACCATACTCTTGATGAGTTTAATTTAGTAGAGGTTGTAAATTTGCCAGTATATACATCAGTTCCTTTAGATGGATTTTCAATAGCAACCTTTGATGACTATAATTTTAATGGAATCAATTTACATTTTCATACATATGACACATCTGTAGAAAACAAAATAGGCTCATTGAGTCTGGGTAGCTATTTTAATATGCCAGTAGCACCAGATTTATCCCTATCATTAGAGCATGATTATAGTGGAATAAAAAAGACCACTTCAATGAGTGGTGCATCTTTTTCAAATGCCAATTGGACTAAACCCCCTAAATGGGGAGATAAGGAAGCATGGCAATTGGGGGACTTCCCAAGACCATACTCAGGGAGAAGAATTTGGGACTTATCATTCAGTTATATAAGCGATAGTGATTTAGAGCCAAGAAATTATACAGGTACGATTGCAGACTCTCAACATCAACAGGGTGATGATAACTGGTTTGAGAATGTATTACATTATACGATGGGAGGGCATCTTCCATTTATATTCCAACCTGATAAAGATGCTGTTTATGAACCACAAGATGCTTACATAGGTAAGATACCAGAATTTGCTATATGCCGTTTTGATATGAACTCTTTTTCAAGAGAGCAAGTAGCTCCCGATGTTTATAATATAAAGATAAAAGTTAAAGAGAGTTGGTAGCAGATGTTATCATCTGGAATATCTTAACAGCAAGTTCTTTTTTATAAGATAAGCTGTTTTCATTTTACTATCACCCTTGCCTACAAATTGGGCAGGGAATAAATTATTCTCTTTTATACATCTCCTGATATCCCCAACCTTAAACCAAGTATAATTATCACCATCAAATATAACCCAATATTGTGCCTTAGTGGTGGTTAGTGCTGAAGGTTTCCCATTAAATTCAATTTCGATAACTATGTTTCCTGTATACTGACTCTTCTGGTCTGACTTAACCTCAACTCCAATGTCTAGTTCAGGCACATATATGTCCCAATCCTTACAGTGTCCTTCCTGTTTATAAGCCAGAGGATATTTATTTTGTATCTTCTTTAGGACAATATCTTCATATATTTGCCCAACTTTTAAATCCTTATCAAAAGTATCCAAAGTTATCTATTATATAACCAATCAGAACAATTGGGGCATATTTTATAATTAGTCTTACCAATACTGGGGAACTCACTATAAATATAATACGGTTTCTCACCGGGAATTTTACCATATTCCCAACAAGCATTACAATGGGAACACACCATAATATCTCTATCTACCTTTGAATCACTTAAATCACTCAGCTTATTGTCAACATTAAAGCCTTCTCTCATGGGTTTATAATAATCCTCTATAATATCAACTGCCCATTGGATACTGTCCTCATCATCAGGATTCTGGATATAATATATTTCTTTATTTGTCAGGACATTATTTCCGTAAAATCTTGTATGTTGTCATTATAACAACCGTAATGAAAATTTGAATTACAATAAAGAACTCAAGCCACATTATGCACTTTAATATTTCTATCATATTACTATATAAAGGGAAAGGTAGCCCCCACCTTGGTTCGCCAACCATTACTTCCAACAACATCACTATTCAAATCCTGTTGAATTATGTGTTCCTCAACAGGCTCAATTAATGTATTTAAGTAAAGCACTTTATCCCTTTTATGATTTATAGTTAGAAGGGGATTTCACCCTCTACTTCTTCTCCATCGAACTTATCCTTAATAACTTCAACAGGGTCAAGAACACCAAGGAATCCCATCATTCTGTCCCTAACCTCTTTATAATAAGCATCATTAGACTTTGCTTTTGTTCCAACGGATTCTACTGCAAGTTTAAGGCACACCTGACGATGTATATCTTTAGTCCTTGCATCAATAGTCACAGGTGCAGTTGATTCTCCCGTCTTTTTTACATCCCAAGATGTTTTTCCATTACTCATCCTTTTTATAATCTTAATAGAGTCACCCTGTTTAAACGACTTGATTCTATTATGTAATCCGGGGGATGCAAAGAATGATGAATCCTTACCTTTGTGGTCAACTCCATAACGATTCCATTCGCCATACTGACCAGTTCCTGTTTGTGGGTCATCAAATTTGAAGGTGACATTATACTCTTCATTCTCTCCAAATTTAATCTCATTGTAATCAGGCATTTATTATTCTCCTTTTATTAGTTTTCCGATTAATGTGGTCTTGCCATTTATAATTTGAATGACATGATTTGTAAAATAACCATTGCCATAGAAATCAACTATTGAAATAGCATGACCCCAATTAGTTTGTCTTCTTCCAAGCCAAGAATTTGCATCTGCACTCATATCTTTCAAACATCCAATAGACCAAGCTGATTTAGTTCCGTCTACATGAGTTACAGACATCTGTTGTATATCGTGATGATGTCCATATATTACATTGCATCCTAATTTAAGTAAGTGATTCCTTGCGTGGTAAATCCCTGCATAAAGATGTCCATGATAGAAATATAACTTACCTATCTTTAGCATCTTACCTATAGGATGAAACTCGTATCCCCTTTCCTTTAACTTCGTACACTCATTGAATTTATAAGAATCCATGTATGGATGCTCATCTACAAATTTATTCATCCACTCATCATGGTTTCCTTCTATCATATGCTTTTCTTCTACATTAACTTTATCAAGAGCCTCATCAATTATATCCAATCCCTTATTAACATCTTTTATGTCTTTATCAATAAAGGGTAACTGATATTCTAATGGTGGTCTTTTCTTTTTCGCCCATTGCCAATGTGAAGCCCCTTTCCATTCTCCCACATCACCTAAGTCAATATAACCATCAGGCTTGACCTCTGCAATTATCTGAACTAAGCAATCAATAGCCTTCTTATCGTGAAATGGAAAATGCTTGTCTGGTGTAACTATGTATCTTCTCATAACAATCCATTACCTACCTCTGATAACCAATCATCGTACTTCTGCAATACATATAAATCTCCCCTATCCTCTTTAAGTAAAACGATATCACAACCTTCGGGAATCTTTATATATTTTGGTAACTTATTCCTTACCTTGCATTGTGCTCTTATTTTTTCTCCGTTTGCATAAATGACAACATCAACAGTTTCAGATTCCCCCAAAGCTCTCCCGTTAGAGCCATAAGCTCTTTGAGAACTAAACCCATGATTTTCAGCCATCTTAACACATTCTCTCTCAAAACGATTCCCTTTCTGTTTTGACCTATTCATGCTACCGAATATAACATTATAAAGTCCATTAAATCAACTTCTATTTAGGCTAACATTTCTACATTTAACCAACTGTCAAGAGCCTTTTCCCATTCATTATAAGTAGCGTTTCCTTTTAAATAATCAAGCCAGACTATATCAAATTCTGCCTGAAGTTTTCTTGCCATCTTCATCATTTTATAATCAGGATTATCATTATCCCATTCCATCTCAAGAATCCTACCCAAAAAGATTTCTTTCAGTTCCTCGCCTTTCATACCTTTCGTGATATCTCCCTGTTGTTGTATTATAGTCAAATTCTGCTACTCCCGGTTTACCATTCTTATATTGATGTCTTATCTTTCCCACATAGATTCCAACATAATCATCATCATTTGTTCTATGTCTGTGAATTGTAATCCCATTGTCAATTTTATTATACCAGTTAGCTGAACCTGATATGTCATATAAGGTTGGAACAGTAACTACCCCATCACTACTTACTTCCATCTTTCTTGGATGAGATATAACCCAGACATGGATATCGTGCAATTTAACAAAGGCATTTATCTTAGATAACATTCTGCTGATATAGTTAGTTTCTGTTTCTCCTATTTCAAATTTATGTTCAACTGTATTCCAAGGGTCAATTAATAATCCATTGATTCCATACCTGTAATTAAGGATTCTTGCTTGTTCTAATATAGACTCAACAGTTACATCATCTTCCTGAGTCCCAATGAATTTTATCCTGTCATCAAGAACATCCAGAGCCATTTTCGCCTCTTCATTACTCATTTTATTATCACCTGTGAATGGCTTATTAGTAAACTTGGAAAGTAGTTTTAATAAGTGATATCTTACAGGTCTATTCTCTGCTGAGAATATGGCAAATTTCCATAGATGTAGTTGTATCATATTTATAAGCAGGGCATCCATCCATTCAGATTTGCCATGATTAGGAACTCCTGTGATTGCTGTAACTTCACCTGTACTTACCCTGTAGATTGAATCCATACTATCCCAACCTGTAGTGAGTCCCTTATGTTCAGGTTTTTCAAGTAATCTCATAGTCTCATCCTTCACATCAGATACAGTTACTATTCCTGTGATTGGATATGGCTTGGCATTATTTATAATCTCCATAACCTTTGCAGGGGTATGCTTTATAAGGACATCATTCATGTCTTTACAACCATCAGGATACTCAACAGTATAACACCTTTCCCTACCTATCCTGCGAGATAGTTCTTTCTGTAGCTTAATCCCTGCTGAATCATTGTCAACTGCCAATATAATTTTCTTTGCACTCATCAAGTATTTTTCTGCTGACTCCAGATAACTGAATTTTAAATCACTTGGATTAGAATTTGGTGGTGGTGCTCCATCAGGTACACTTATAACATTAGACAAGATTCCTAATGTCTTCTTATTACTCTCAATAACAGAGAGGACATCCATTTCTCCTTCACAGATTACAATCTTATCAGCATCTCTTCTTAGGGAATCGAATCCATAAAAACATTTCTCAGATTTATACTCCTGTTTGAACTTTTTACCTCTTCCCCTGTATTTTATATTAACCACTTTACTCTCTTTATAATACGGAAAAGAAATCCAATCCTTTTTATAACCTATTCCCTCTTCTTTTAAAACACTTTGAGATATACCTCTTGTTTTAAACCATTTTATAATCTCATTCGGTAGTTTTGGCTTTTCATATTCTATTGGAACTATTTCTTCTTTCATAAGTTTAACTATATCTCCTAAAGTTCCCTTCCAATTACAATGATGGCAATACCAAATACCCTCATCAAGATTAACTGACAAACATCTATCATCCCTTTTCTTTCTCTGGTTACTGCATTGAGGACATATAGTATAATACTGACCAGAATTTACATAGCTTGGTATTATAATCCCTTTCTCTTCAAAGGTCATCTTAAAATTCCACCTTGATATTTGGTTGGCTTAACTGCACCTTTATAAGCAAGGTGTAAATTAGTGAACTTTGTATTTCCGTTTTTTGACTTGTTTCTTAGTGTAGTGAGGGTAAGTGTCCTTGACGACCAGAAATCGTCATGTACACCCCAAAGAATGGCATTAGAGATATCATCTAGCTTATAGCCATCCTTATTTATTAGCCTGTATAGAATATTAATGGAATTATTCATATAATCATCATTATTCCATTTTGGCATTATGGATTTATAATTACTTTCCTGAGTGGTATAAAATAATATGGCAAGGTCATGTAATGGCTTATAAATTTCCTTAGTGACATTTTTGTCTAATAGAAT